TAATTATGCTACAAAAACAGCATCAGGTAGTTACGATAACATGACAGGTCGTGATCCTCAAATTAAGATATATGATTCAACTTTAACAATAAACGGTGCATTAGTTTCATCATTAAGTAATAAAGCAAACCTAAAAGCACATTATACTATGAACACAACACCTGCATCAGCTTCATTAGACGATGATTTCTCATCATACGCAAACCAAACATCAGCAGATGCAGTATGGAAATCAAGTGATACTGCAAAAGTTAGAGTGAATATTTCAGATAAAGATATAGACTTTAATTCGGTAGAGGATGATTCAAACGATTCTATAAGTTATGAGTTAGGAAGCACATTAAGTAATACAGAATGGATATGTCGTTTCAGATTTAATATTTCAACAGCAGATAATTCTGGACTCGCCCCAGGCACGGATCGTCATGCAGTTGCAATAGGAATGTTTGATGTTGATGAAACAGTAGGTTTCCACTCTAGTACGGCAAAATCAGCTATATACCTAGACCTACATTTAGATAGAGATGGAACAGATAGAACTTATTTTGCAAGACAGAATGATGCAACAAATAGTCTTGATGGAGCTGGTCAAACAGGTTGGAGTAGTTTCTCTACTGGAACAAATTATTATTGTGAGATTAAAAGAACAAGTGATGCTAATGCAACAATGACAATTAGAACAGGTTCGCATACTGGAGACACAGCATTGGGAACGCCAAGAAATTTAACAACTTGTGCTGGCATAGATAATTTAAAATACTTTGGTATAAAATGTTCACAATGGGGTTATGGTGGTCAACTTACTGGTATAATAGATGATGTTCAAGTGTGGGATGCTACAACAACATCAAGTGACAGTAAATGCCCTAACGACTATTCAGATGCTTCACCAATAACAAACTTACCAGCAGGTTCAATCATGGAAGCAACAGATGACGGTAAACACTATATTTGGAACGCAACTACGAGTACTTGGACAGAAATAGCATAGTGACATAACTTGGCTAAAATAAGTCAAGTCTTTCAAGACGAATTTCAAAGTAATGCTTTTCAAAAAGCATGGGGTGATATAACATATGACAGGGGTATATTCCAGCCAAATGTGTTTGATGTATTACAGGCAATAGTAAAATTAGTTAATGAGTCTTATGGTATAACAGAATCAAGAGAAACTGTCAGAGTGTTAGTAAAAGCATTAACAGAGGAAATGGGAGTAGAATCCTTTAGAATTAGAACTAGAGCATTAATACATTTTGTCACAGAATCATTAGGATATACCGAAAGTTCCAAATTCACTAGAACCATACTTAAAGCATTTGAAGAGCAAATGGGAACTACTGAGGGATATGAAAGATTAAGAGCAATCATTAGTATGCTTGAAGAAGATGTTGGTCTTACAGAAACAAAACTAAGTTCAAGAATATTACAAAGATTCCATGAAACTACAGTAGGAATAACTCAGTCATTTACAAAGAAATGGGTAAGAGTATTCACCGAAACTGTAAAAGTTATAATACCACAAACATTCCAAACATTATTCCAAAACAATGTATTTCATTTTGTAACAGAAGCAGTTACAACACTTGGAAAGATACGAACAGATAATTCAACCATAGGTGTTACTCAAGATGAATTAAGAGTAAGGGCTATGCAAAGATTCCACAAATCAACTGTAGGAGTAGAATCCTTTAGAATTAGAGCAAAAGACTTTGTAAGATTTGTAGATGATACTATTGGTATCACTTCTAGTTTAGAAACAGCTTCGGTTATATTTAAAGCATTTGAAGAATCTATTGGAATACAATCGTTTAGAAAGAGAGCAAGAGTATTATTAAAATTCATAACAGAAACAATAGGTAGTACGGAAGGATATAATTGGACAAGAGTTCTTAACAGATTTAACACATCTACGATTGGTGTTACAGAAGCTCGACAAGTGGTTTTAGGATTTGTTGTTGCCTTTACTGAAACTGTAGGTGTGGCTTCATTTAGAACTAGATCAAAAGTCCTATTAAAATTCATTGATGAAACTATTGGAAACACAGAAGGATTCATTAAGTTATGGGCAAGATTCTTTGCAGAAAGTGTTGGTATAACTACCTCATTTGAAACTTCAAAAGTAATACAAAAATTCATTTCTACAACTGTTGGTATAGAGTCATTTAGACGTAGAGTAAGAGTAATTAATAAATTCATAGAGGAAAGTATTGGAAACACAGAAGATAAATTTAGAACAGCAGTTTATCAAAGATTCCATGAAACTACAGTAGGAATAACTCAAAGTGAGTTGAGAGTAAGAGTATTACAGATGTTCCATGAATCAACTGTAGGAATACAGTCGTTTAGGAAAAGAGTTAGAACATTAATACACTTTGTTAATGAAACCGTTGATGTAGTAAAGAAAAATCCTCTTTTCCAAAGAAATACATTCCAAGGTCGAATATTCTTTAAAGGACATGAAACTGCAAGAACATTGGGATTATTTGAATACTTTACAGAAAGTGTTGGTATTACAACTGATGCATTGTTCTCAAAGACTATCCAAAAGTTCATTGAAACCACTATTGGAATTACAACTTCATTCAAGTCCTCAAGAGTCTTACAAAGATTCCTTGAAACCACAGTAGGTATTACTTCAACACAACTGTTTGCAAGAACATTACAAATGTTCCATGAGTCCACAATAGGAATACAATCATTCAGAAAGAGAGTTAGAACATTAATACACTTTGTAACAAGCACAGTTGGTATAGCCACTTCTTCCAAGAAGGCACAAGACTTTAAACAATTCCATGAGTCAACTGTTGGCGTAACAGAAAACTTCTTCAAATTATGGACAAGAGTGTTTACAGAAACAGTTGGTGTTACAACATCATTCTTGTTCGCAAGAACACTTCAAATGTTCCATAAATCAACAGTCGGAATACAATCATTTAGAAGAAGAGTTAGAACAATAATTAAATCTGTTATTGATAGTACAGTTGGTATTACTTCTTCACAAAAGTTCTCAAGAGTGTTAGGTGTATTGGCAACAAGCACAGTTGGTATAGCTACAGATTCAAAGAAAGCATTAGACTTTAAACAATTCCATCAATCCAATATTGGTGTAACAACCAAACCAAAGTTTGCTAGAGTATTACAAATATTCCATGAGTCAACAGTTGGTATTCAATCTTTCAGAATAAGAGCAAAGAATTTTGTTAAAAGAATTACAGAAGACATGAGAATAACATCTTCAAGTATAACAATAAGAGGTAGGCTTAAATTCATATCAGAAACAATGAGGATTGGTGCAATAGACTTATTCCAAAGTATATTCCAAACTAGCATATTCCAAACAAAAGTTGAATTTATAACAACAATGGTAAAAGCAAGATTACACACATCAACTATTGGTATAAGTTCCTCTGAAGAAACCTCAAGAGTATTACAAATATTCCACACATCAATAGTTGGAATAGAGTCATTCAGAAAGAGAGTTAGAACATTATTAAGAATTGTAGTAACTGAAACCATTGGAATTACACATTTAGAAGTATCAAACAGAGTCATACAAAGATTCAAAGAGTCAACCATTGGTATTACCGAATCAAAATTAAGAACAAGAGTTTTACAAAGATTCATAGACAACACAATAGGTGTTACTCAAGACGAATTAAGATTAAGAGTCTTACAAGTCTTTAATAATTCAACTGTTGGAATACAGTCATTTAGGAAAAGAGTAAGAGCATTACAACACTTTGTTAATGAGAGTTTAGGTGTAACAGAAAACTTCTTCAAATTATGGACAAGAGTATTTGTTGAAACAGTCGGTATAACAACAACAACTCAAATTGCAAGAGTATTACAAAAGTTTACTACATCTACTATTGGAATTACTGAAATAAAGGAAAGAGTGAAAGTAATTGGTAAATTCATTGATGAATCTATTGGATTAACAGAATCAAAAGAAAGAATAAAGGCAATAATAAAACTAATAAATACTCAGATAGGTTTAACAGAGTCATTAATCAGATTAGCTGTATTACAAAGATTCAATACATCTACTGTTGGTATTCAATCATTTAGAAGAAGAATTCGTGTATTACAACACTTTGTAAGTGAAAATCTTGGAATTACACATTCAGAAGAATGGACAAGAGTATTTAAGAAGATTCAAACTGAAACAGTTGGAATTACAACATTAGCAGTATTTTCAAGAATAAGACAAGCATTTGTTTCTTCAACTATAGGAGTTACAGAATCAAAAATATACACAAGGGCGATTACCAAATTAATTGCATCAACTGTTGGTGTGACAGAAGTAATAAAATCATTCAAGCATATCTCAGTATTGATCGGTGAAAACATTGGAATTACATTTAGTAGTATATTTGTTAGAGGAAGACAAATGTTCATAGGTGAAAATATTGGAATAGAGTCATTTAGAGAAAGAATATTTGTAATTAAACAGTTTGTCAATGAAAGTATTGGTATCACACAGAGTTTCTTTAAAGACCTATATAATACAGTAATAATTCAAACTCAGAATTTGGGAACATATTGGACTTCAGAGACATCTTCAACTGAAGCAACATCACAATCTACAAGCACAGGTATAACAAGTGAGAGTGCTTCTACCTCAGATAGTTCACAAACTATAAGTAGTGGGGACACGGAAGAGAATGTAGAAGGTGGAAATTAGATGAGTATGAATATGGTAGGAAGATCAACGGAATTTAGAGTAAAAGCTGGTAGCTTGATTAGTTTACAATTAACAATAACAAATGATGCAGGTACAGCAAAAAACCTTTCAAACACGGTAAATTATAATACAGGTAAATGGAAAGTTTGGAAGCCAGATGGAACACTTCTTATAAATGGTAATATTGTATTCTCTGACAGATCAAATGGTATAATTACTTACACATTACAAACTTCAGATACAGTCATAGCAAATGCTGGAAATTGGTCAGGTGAAGTTGAATTGAAAGATAATAGTGGAGCTATTTCAGAACAAACGAAAACTTTTAACTTTGTAATTGAGGAGAGTTATTGATGGCAGATATAGTAAAAATTGCAAGTGGAACGTGTGAAATTTGTGAACATGGAATACATGACCATGAAGGCACAAATGGATGTAGCGTTGAAGGTTGCGATTGTACAAACACAGTTGGGTAGATAGCCTTATATAAGGCATTCACTTAGTATTTTCATGCTAAAGCTAGAAGATATTAATAATGAAATTTATTTTGAGTTTAGAAGGGCTCAAATGGATGCTTTGAAGACCGAAAGGTTAGGTCAAATACACGTTTCTGATATAATTAAACCATGTATGAGAAATGTTATTTATAATAAAACTGAACCAAAAACAGGTGCTTCTACAGAAGATGTCAAATCATTATATTTTGGTCAATGTGTTCATTCAAACTCACAATTAGCAACTGAAGAAAACCATGAAAAATTTCTTGCATATGATTATGTTAGAGATGTATCTTTGACAAGAGAAGAAGCATTAAAAATAAAAGAAGATGACCCAAGACAACTAGATATTATTTATGGTAGTATTGATGACCTGATGAAAGTTGGAGGAAAATGGATAATTTGTGATAAAAAGACGACTGGTTCTATAGATTATTTTGGAAGAGCAAGTGGAAAAGTTAGTGACTCACATAGAGATCAAATTAATAGATATAGAGTTCTTTTAAAAAAATGCTATGATATTGATGCAGAATTTGGGTGTGTTATTTACATTTCAAATAGAATAGAAAAAGACTCAAGAGACAAACCTGTAGTCATGTCTTTTAAACTAAAACCAATAGAAGAAACATTAATTGATATTATAGAAAAGGCAAATATCATCAAAACTTCTTTATCAAAAGAAATTCTCCCAGAAAGAACAAAATGTTTTCTTTGTGACGGTATGTGTCCATTTGCAACAAAGTGTTTTGAAGATAATAGGGAAAAATGGTCGGAATAAAACACGTTTCACCTGAATGTGTTAGACATGATCATGTAGATTGCCCAAAAGTTAGATTAAGTCTAAAATGTGAATGTTTATGTCACAAAATTGTCGGTGAATGAAAAACTTTAATAATGAAGGAAATAACTGTTATATAATGGATAAAAAGGAAGATTTATTTAAGATAAAGCCTGTCGGAAACAAAAACATAGTCGTAGAAGATAAAAGAAAAACAGTAAGTCCTTTCAACTCTACAAAACATTTCAAGGCAGCAAATATACCTGCATTATGTGATCAATGTGTCTATAGGTCTATTGAAGACGGTGGTAATGGTAAATGCCCTAAATATGAAGCTGGTGCTGTTTGTGCAATTAGAGAAGACTTTCTAAAATTCATAAATGAGCTTGACACAAGGAATCCAGAAGATTTAAAAGCCATGATTGATATGATTGCAAAAATATCATTTGAAAATGTTCTTATGGCTCTTACACAAGCCAAAATGGACGGTAATATACCTGATAGAAACACAAAATCAGAAATTAAAACATTGTTGGATATAGTAAAATCCATAAATGATTTAAATAGTAAAATAGTTGTTTCAGAAAAACAAGAATATGATAAAGAGGGTGATATTGCTAATATATTCAGGCAGATAAAAGCCCAAGGAAGTGGGGATTAATATGTTTGGTTGGTTAAAAAGAGAAAATTTTGTCTTACCTCCAGAGGAATATCAGCGTAAACTTGTTAGTGAGATAGAGGAAAAATTGAAAGATTCTAAAGGTTCTGAAAAGACTAGATTAACATATATGTTGGCAAACCAGCTTATGATTTTAAATCAAATTATTAATAAGAAGAAACCAAAAAAGCCGATAAGACTCAATAATAAAGGCAAATGGGTGTGGGTGGAAGATGGTTCTTAAAGGATGTTTGGCGTGTGAAGATAAACACGAAGATGAGTGGTTTGTTGATTGTAAGTGTATTTGCCATGATTATGAAAAAAAAATAAAAGAACTAACAGGTGAAACCATTGGTTAGACCCACAAATGAAGAGGTAAAAGAAAGAAAAGATTTTATGCAAGTTATAGCTGAGTGTGCTACAAATCCAAGTAAATTTAGTGAAGTGTTTCTTAACCATAAACTATTTGATTACAATCAAAAATATGTAAACTGTAAAGATAGATTTATTGTGTATCGTAGTGGAAGACAGGTGGGTAAAACAATGTCAACAGCAGTAAAAGCAATACATTTTGCGTTCTTTGCACCATTACAACTTAAAACAGTAAAAGATGAATGTACAATAGTTATCGCAGCACCTACACAAAATCAGGCTACAATCATGTTTGATAGAATAAGAAGTCTTGTCATAAATAATGATTTCTTAAAAGGCTATATAGTAAGAAACACACAATCAGAACTTTGGGTTAATTATCTTGACGGTAAAGGTATGTCAAAAATAATCACTAGGGCAACAGGTGAAACTGGTGTATCACTTAGAGGTTATTCACCACATTGTATTATTGCTGACGAATGTTCTTTCATTAAATCAAGTATTCTAAAAGCATTCTTACCTTCTGGAATGGCTACACACGCTAGAGTATGGCTTACATCAACTCCGTTTTCAAAATCAGGTTACTTTTTTGAAGCTTGTCAAAATGCTAAACCATCAAACCCTGATGGTATGTGGACAGAGTTTCATGTAAAATCTACAGATTCTCCATTAATTCAAGAAGATCCTTCATTTTTAGAAGAAATAAAGAAGCTTACAAGAGATGAATATGTTCAAGAGGTTGAAGGAGAATTCCTAGATATAGGTAATGCACTTATACCAAATAATTTAATAAAAGAAGCGATTGTTGATTATAAACCAAGAGGAAGGATTAACTATTATATGGGAGTTGATATTGCACGAACAGGTCGTGATGAAACGGTTTTCACGGTTATAGGTGTAGATGAAGACGAGGTTGTTTTTGTTGAAGATGTTATTGCAGAAGCACAATCCAATGTAGTTGATGTTTGTGGCAGAATAGGAGATCTTGTTAGAGATTATAAAGTAGAGAGTGTATTTATAGATGAAACTGGTTTGGGTGGTGGACTTGTTGATTTAGCAAGAGAGAGAGATCTTCCAGTTAGAGGAGTTGTTTTTACATTACAAGAAAAAGCAGAGATGTATAAAAATTTGAGATTATTATTTGAAAACCATAAAATCAAATTAAAAGAGATAAATAAATTAGTTTACCAACTATCTTATTTAAGAAGAGAATATACTGAAACAGGCGTAATGAAAATAAAATCAGAAGAGCATGATGATTATCCTGATAGCCTTGTTTTGGCTTGTAGAGCAGTTCAAGGTGGTGGAGGATGGCACGTTATGGACATAAAAGAACACCTTCAAAAACATCTTTTTGGTTAAAATCTTTATATATTATACCAACCAAATGCTTATATGGTAAAAAGGGCTTCATCAAATCCAGAGATACGAGCAACACAAGCTAAACTAGATGCTATGAAGGAAAAAATCGCAGAAGTATCAAATAGAAGTGGAAAAGGACGAAGTATTCCTAAAACTAGAAAAATGTCAAAACCAAAACTTAGCCCAAAACGTATAACAGAATTGGAGAGAGAAAAAGAATTTATTGCAGATCAAGGAGAAGACCAAATAAAATTATATGAAGCCACAGAAGGTAAAAATCAGGCTATGGACGAAGAAGAAGACTTGGAAGAATTAACAGATGGTGAATTAGAAGAAGTAGAGAAGAAAAAATCATGGGAAATATGGTTAGAAAAAGCTATGGGTGGAACTGAAGGAGTTGATGTGGCACAACAAAAAGAAGGTGACACAGCTAGTGATATAACACAGATGAATATAACAAATGCACCAAAAAGAATAAAAGGTCATTTTGCAAACACAAGAGATGAGAAACCAGCAGTAACAGGCACAAAACTGCGTAGAAGTACACAAACAGGTAGAAGTACAAGTAATTACTTAAAGCCTGAAAATGTTAAAAATCTTCCAAAAGGTATAGAATTACAATATTTAAAAGACCCAGAACATGAACATAGTGGGGCTGGTAGCACAAGAGTAGTACCAAAAACACAAAAAGAACTAGATGCAGAATTCAATGCAAAGGAAGCAGAAGAATTCAACACACCTGAAGCCATAGAAGCACGTAAAAAGAAAAGAAAGATAAAACAAAAAGCATGGGAAGAATGGTTAGAGAAAAAAAACAAAGTTCCACAGAAAGAACACGCAGAATCACCAAATAAAGACAATAATTATCAAACTCACATAAATAAGCCTATACATTGGAGGGCTTTGAAGGACAAATCATGGGAAAATTGGCTAGAATTGAGAAAAGATCAGGGTCAGGGAGATGCAAGATATGGTAATCCACATGAAACTGGCTTTGAAGATCCTAGGGTTTTACAAACATCAAAAGATGATTTTTCATTAGAAAAGGAAAAAGAAGAGAAAGAGGATAATAAACCTTATATAGAAAGAAAGCGTGAAAAAGATGAGTAAGATGGAAGATATAAACAAGATAACTCACACAAAAATAGGAGATAATATTCATTTCTATGTAAATGGTAAAGAAGACCGTGGAGTTGTTGTTAAGATGAATAATGCATATTTATCTGTTTTAAAAGATTCTGGGGTTATTGATGAAATTCATATAAATGATACCTTTTTTGTAAAAGATATACTAACAAACAAAACATGGAATTCCATGACACTTGAGGAAAAAACAGATGAATTAGTAAAGGCTCACGCATTTAGCCCAAGATTTCTATCAAAAACATGGGAACAACTTCCAGAAGAACTTAAAAATATTTTAGCAAAAACAAACATTGAAGAATCAACACATGGTCAAATAGGTGGAAATAGAGCAGGTGTGTCAACAGATACAGATGTAGAAACACCTGAAGACTATAAAGGTGAATCAGATGATAGAGACAAGCAAACAAAAGAAGAATTTAAATTAGAAGATAAGAAACCTAAAGTAGAAAAAAATAATGGTATTGAAGAATCACATAAAGAAGATAAAGATGATATGAATGAAGATTGGAGAAAGAATGGTGGTAATGATGATAAACAGAAAAATTATGTAAATAAAATTCAACAAGGTGGAAACAAATTTGTTAATAACCCAAGTCTTAGTGGTGGAATAACATCAAGTGAAATGGCAGATACATATGGTGGAAAACTTTCACATAATGACCGAGCAGTAGGTGATGAGAATACAGAATACAGATCAACCACTGGAAAATTATTGGGAAGAGGTGAAGCAGGTAAAAAATTACAAGAAGAAGACCTTAAAAATGCAGGCGAAATACAACCAAATGATTTATGGGAAGCATGGTTGTTAGCAAAAGAAGGTGACGGTGCTGGTAATAGTGGCGTAACTTCAACAGAAACAACTGGTGTTTATAATGCAAGATATTCTGATAGTAAAGGTCGTTACAGAGATCAAGAGAAAGATAAAAAAGAACGTAAAGAAGACGAAGACGAAAAAGAAGAGAGAAGAGAATGACCGTAGGCGAACCTGAGATTAATCTCAATACTTGGGGAATAAGATATGAAATTATTAAAGCTCCAGCAGAACAAGAATATGTAGCATCGAAAGATCCTAAAACTTTACCAAAAAAGAAACCTAAAGGTAAGAAAGGTAAAGGTAAAAAATTCAAAAATCCTGCTGGTGAAGGTAAATGGTCAAAAGCACAACTGGAAGCACATGAAGAATATCAAAAAGAAAAAGACAAAGAAAAAGAAGATGCAAAAGCACCACCAGCAGAAATAACTGAAGAGACAATAACTAAACCTTCTTCAGAAGTACAAACAGGTGGTAAACAAGAAAGTCCAAAACAGAGAGAAAAACTATTACCTGATAAAATAGATACTAATACTAAAATCGATATTGCAGATGCAAAAGCAAGAGATGCAAAAGCATTAAAAGAAACTAAAGAACAACAAGCAAAAAGAGCAAACACCCAAAGAGCTGGGTTGAATCCACTTTCAGCAAGAGAAACTGCTTCACACCCAAAAGGTGAAGTAAAACCAATAGATCAAAACCAACCAACCACTAACCCATCATCTGCCACACTTCCAAAAGGTTGGGCTGGAGCAGTAGTTCCAGAAGGTAGTATTGGTACAGTAAACACAGAAAGTGAAGATAAACATACAAATGTAAAGAGAGAAATTAAAAGATCAATAGATGAGATATTAATGAAATGTAAGCTTTTAAAGTTAAAGTCCTCATTTGTAAACAAAGTACAAGAAGTAGGTTTTAATCAAGGAGAGGTGAAAGAGCCTACAGCAGCAGATACTAAAAAATTACAGGGTCTAATAGGAGCTGATAGTAAACAAGGTGTTAAGGAAGATAAACACTTACGAACCAACACTGGGCAAACACCTAGTAGTGGTGGTGGAAAACATCTTATGCGTAAAAGAGTAGCAAAAATACCAACTAAAATGCAAGGACAAGATGGAAAAGTTGCTGAAGTTCCTTCAAATATTAAACTAACTGGTAATAAATATGGGACTAGTGGAAGAACTGGTGGTAAGGGAAAAGAAGCCCATGAATATCTAAGTACACATAAGGTGCCACCAAAAGAAAGTGCAAACCTTAAAGAATTAAAACGACTAAGAGATTCCGTAACATCTCATACAGGTTCAGAAGAAGAAAAATCAAAGAAAATTAAAGAATTAAAAGACTATGAACAATCTCACAGTTCAAAATATGAGCAACATACAGCAGAAGGTGACACAAGTAGTGGATATTCTGGCTCTGATGAATCTACAACTAAAGAAGATTATCTTGAAAACACAGCACAAGGTCGTGAAGATAAAAAACAACAAGCTGAAAAAGAAGAGAAAAAAAGAGCAGATGAAGAATTTAGTAAAAAAGAGATTGCTAGATTAAAACAAGAAACTGCTCATGGTAAATTTGCAAAAGGTATTGGTTCAAAAGCAGCTAGAGAAAAGTTTAAAAAGATGACCCCTGAAGAAAAAGAAAAATATATCAAAAGAACAGAGAAAAACAGAAGAGCAAGTGCCAAGAAGAAATTAAAGAAAAAATCACTTGAACAGATAAAATTAGAATTAATACAACAAAACATACTTAAGACTAATAAAGAAGTAAGTAAAATAAGTAATCCGTTCAAACGAAAACCAAAAGATAATCCAAAAGCAAGAGGATCTATGCCAAAACCTACTGGTGGAATCATACATAGAGATGGAAGTATAGAAAACGTTTATGATGATCCAGAAGCTCATGCAAGAGGTATGGCAGAACATAATAAAAAAGTAGCAAAAGACCCAAACTATAGGTCATACAACCCTCAAACTGATAAAGCATAGTTATAAACCCTTAAATAATACCTTTATATACATAACTTATGAGAAAAGATGATACTCACAACTGTATAGAATGTGGTGCCATTTTACCTTGGAGATATAAGGGTAGGCAAAGAATTTACTGTTCACCCATGTGTAGAAAACTTTACTGTGCTAAAAATAAAAAATAATTATGTTCTAGTAGGATAAGTTGTGTTTGGTCTTTCACTTTCAACATTATCTTTTTTAAACTCTACTAGAAGTTTATGAAAAAGAACAGCATCACTTTCGTATAAATCACCAGTTTTTGTTTTCTTTACAAACTTAGCGAATTTTCTAAATAGCTCTTTATCTTCCCATGTTACACAAATTGTTGTGTGCGAATTACCTATTTTACGCCTTGCCATAATAGTTTATAATTAGAATAATATATAAGTCTTTCGTTGATTTAGTAGCAACCAAGAACTTTTATTCCATGGTCAAATAGACAATAATCATCTATCCAAGGTGGTTGTGGTTTCTTATAGCCATCAACACCATAAAGATAACCCAGCATAAACTTATCTGCTATTTTTATTTCAAACACATCGTCACTAAATGGCTTTAAACTAGGTGTCATTGTTGATCTATATAATCCGTTTGGTGCCACACTTTCATAATGTCCAAGACCTAAACCATGACCCATTTCATGTAACACTATATTGTAAATAGTTTGTAATGGTAGTTCTTCTCTATCAAGATTAATCTCAAATTTAGTAACACCTGTTTCTGGATCTTTGTAACCATCAGCAAAATCTAATGTTAAGCTAGTACCATTAGTTGCGTGTAAGAATATAACTATGAATGTATATTTATGAGAACTGTTAGAAAAATCAATACCTGTATATCCTAAAGCCTTATCTTCATCGTCATTCCATGCTTCATATGTTAAAAAAATAGTACAATGTCTATAATCATCAGGTGTCTTATTCCAATGCTCATGGTAAGGAACTGTTGAATGTATATACATACTCCAATCACCTTCAGGTAGAAACTCTTGCATTTCTAATTGCCAATCAAGTATTGCTTTCCATGATTCAAACTCTACTTCTTTCCAATACTTCCAATCTACATGAGTAGGGTTAGGTTCAAAAAGACAAACTTGTGGTCGTACATCATGTCTTATACCCAAATATTCATATTTATCATTTTCTGGGTATTGTCCAAAAACTGATACCACACTACCAAAAGTAATTAAAGCTGATATAAGAATTATCCATAATGCTTTTTCTATATTATCCATAACATTTATAAATTCGAGTAACTTATAAGTTTCATGGGTACCAAGATAAAAGGCAAATACGCTGGAAATTGTAAAATATGTGGTAATGAATGGGAAGTTGGTGATGATATTTTTTACCAAAAAGAACCAAAAGCAATATGCGTAAATAAGACCTGTTTTGAAGAACAAGGTGGTAAATTCACTCCATTTAAATCTGGACAAACAACATTTACAGGTGGTTGGAATAAAACACCAATCGTAACAAAACTACCTGAAGATGTTACAGTAAGTGATGAAGTGAAAAAAATAACAGAATATTGGGATCAATTTTTCCTAGTTGCACATCATAAAACCAAAGCAGTTTATCCAGAAGAAGATGTTAATGGTGATCGCTTTGGACAAATACGTTCAAAAATGATGGATCAACTTATGTCATTAATTCAAATGGTAAAACAATAAGTATATATAAGGCGTTATATATTATAGATATAAGAATGAAAGTTTCAGAAGTACTAGATATTGATGGCTCTTTTGAGAGATCAACACCATTAAAAGCAGGCGAAGTAATACTCGTTCAAAAATTTAATGTGAAGTTCTCAGAAGAAATTCAATCAAAAGTAGCAGAAATTCAAACCACTAAAGGATTGAGATATTCTTTTGCAAAAACAATAGTTGGTCAAGCAGAGTCCAAATATTGGATTGACACAGTTCAAAAGGCTGTGGACAAAGATGCATCTGATGGTTTAGAAGTATATGTTATTACTAAAGAAGCTGAGGGTTCAGGTAGAGAGATGTTGGCATTGTCAATGTACGAGCCTAAAACCACTACAGTTCAAGAATAGTAATACATTCTTTTTCTTTTTTTTAATTATGACGGATAAAACTTGTAATAAATGTGGCGTTAAAGGTTTATGGTGGAATAAAAAACACTTTGAAAAGACTGGTAAATGGCAATTAATAGATCATAAGAATAAGAAAGGTGAATGGTGTGTTAGAAATAGTTCCTCAAAACCAATAATAACTAAACCAAAAGAAAAACCAAGACTTTGTGAATATTGTTTAGAATCAAATTTTGGATTATGTAGAACAGAAAAAGACTATAACATTCATGTAAAAACATATCATCCTAATAAAGAAATATTAACAAATTTAGATTATATGTATAAGACAAGTGGAGAGTTTCATTCTAGTGTTTTAAAGAATTGGTCTAGTGATCCACACTTCAAAAAACATTGGGATAGACTTATAAAGAAGGGGTTAGTACAATAACTATGAATTATAAGATTAAAGGTAGAAGTAAAAGTTCAAAATCATTTTTGAATGGTGGTGACATACACGTTGGAGGAAGAACCTCGGTATGTTCGGAAGCTCCAGAACAAAGTGAACTAGGCTCATACTACAAACCTAATATAATTAATAAAACATTATTAAAACATTGGAATTCAATACCTGATGCTTTACAACAAAAACCTAATCTATTTGTAATTAATGGTGAAACCATAGATGGAGCAAATAAGAAACAAATAGGTCAAGAAACATGGTCAACAAACCTACAAGATCAAATGAATGATTGTGTTAAATTAATTGATAAAATACCTTATGATGATATATTATTAACAAGAGGTTCAATTTACCATGATCAGTTAGATGCAACAAACATAGAAGAGATAATGGCAGATAGACTTGGTGCAATAAGATATAAAGCATATGGTGGTAGTGGGGCAACAGATTGGTTTGCAAACGTACAAGCAAATGGTAAAGTTTTCAATTATTCTCATCATATAGGATTTAGTAAAGGATTACAAACAAGGGCAGCAGCACTATCAAGAGAAATGGCAAATATGCACTATGAATATGATAAACTCGGTAAAGTAGATGTTATTATAAGAAGTCATGTACACTATTTTGTTCATGTAGAATTTGTACATTCACATGGAATTATATTACCTGCATGGAAGTACCCTGACGGACACCTTTTCCGTGGTGGTGTGGCAGGTACAACACCTGATATTGGAATGGTTGAAACAATCATTGAACCAAACGGTGAAATAATAATTAAAAAACATATTGCAGAAATAGATATGAAAGCAAAGGTGACACAAATTGTCTAAGTGTGAAGAATGTGGTGAGACTCCATCAATAGAATGTTTAAAAGTTGGGTTAAGAATGTGTATGAATTGCTTTAAAAGTAAGAGGTGGAGTTACGTTTGAAACCAACAAAGACAAAATACGTTATCGCTTTAGAAGATTGTGAAGATGTATTTGTAGTTAAATCAACGCCTGAACATATATTAGAATCAGTACCAAAAGGTAAGACAACATATGCTAACATCATTAGTAAAGCCCTTGGTATAACACCTAGAAATGCATTAATGCACTTAGTTGACTTGGAAAAAAAAGGATTGTTTGCTTCAGAAAACAAAGTACTTAAATACAAGTCAGGTGCAAGAGCAAAAGCCAGAGTTTTCAAAAGATTATAACTCTGTTATAATTAGAAATAATTAAATAGTCCCTCAACATATCAACTTTATGTTTATCAAGATTTCTTGGAAAAATTCAAAGGGAGAGATAAAAGAGACAGTTGTAGAGTCAACAAAAGTTCAAGGTTTTATAAATGGATTTGTTAGTAAAAACGTTTGTCCAGAGTTAGAGCTTAATGCATAAGTTTGTTAACTAACTTAAGTAACTTAACTTCTCTTTATTGCTTAACTAAATGTTAAGTAACTCAAGCTTTAACCTTACTTTACTTAACTTAAGTAACTTTTTCTTTCAGCTTATACTTAATTAACTCTTGATCAATTTTAGTAGAAAGACTTATAAAACAAATACACATATCATTATTATGAATTTTAGGAAAACAACAACAATTTCTATTGGCGAAAAAACAAAACCAATTTTTGAGTCATTAGAAAAAATTAGACCATCACATCTTTCATACAGTTTACTACTTGCAATAGCAGTTGACGAATATGTGAAAAACCACTCTGGAAAAAATTCTAAAATAACTGAGTTTGATTCAGTTGCAATATCTTCAAAGTTTCCATTAATGATGGCTACTATGGAGAAATGGAATGTATGTATAAATGGATTATCAAATGATGATCTCATAAAATTACAAGATCGTTTAACGCAAGTTTCAAACTTAGTTAGAAAGGAGGTGTCAAAAAGATTATGATGACAGAATCGGCTAAGTTTGACCTTATTAAACAAGGTCTATACGACAATAAGTACATTGATACTATTGACGGACTTAGACCTAACTCTACTTTTTCTTTCAATCCTTCAGAAGAACCATTTTTAGATGTTTATTTAGAAGATGCAAAGAATTTTATTGATGTTTTAAAGGATGCTATATTTAGTGTTTTAGCAGAAAAACGTGGTAATTTAGCCATGATAAAGAGTGCTTATAGTGATTTGGTGATAAAATTAACTACTGATAAGTTAATTCAAATGCATGATATTACTTCTAAACATGAGAACACAACAATCACTTTTGATTGTCAGATTATAGCAACTGATTTACCTAAAACATATGTTAAATCTGCTAACTTCATATGTGATTCATGTGGTAGAGATGTGAAAATTAATTGTAATTTGGATAGAAAGATAGCACAACCATTTTGTCCAAACCCTCCTTGTAAGAATTTAAAGATGGGGGTTGATACTAAGAGTATAATTACTGATGATATTCAAACCATATTAATGCAACAGTTTATGGAAGATTCAGAGAATAGTTCACCTGTTATTTTAACAGGTAAGATGGTTGGTAATAATGTAAGAACGTCATTTGTTGGTCAGCGTAAAAGAATAACAGGGTTATTTAGAAGTATTGTTGACTTAAAAAGTAATGAGAATGAGATTTTTATTGATATTTTATGTCTTGATAATCTAGAAGAAAACAAACCAACCGAGCCTTCTAAGGAAGAATTGGCAAAAATAATCGAGGATAGTGGAAAAGATTCTTTTATTGATGATATTATTGGATCATTTGCACCACATATTTATGGATATAGAGATATAAAATTAGCTATTTTATTAGAACTCGTTGGTGGTGTAAGAACAAACAAACGTGGTGATATTAATACATTATTGGTCGGTGATCCTAGTATGGCAAAATCAGAGCTTTTGAAATTTGCAAAGACCGTAACAAACAGGTCAATATATACAAGTGGTCGTGGCTCTAGTGCTGCTGGATTAACTATTGGTATGGTAAAAATGGATAGTGGAAAGTTTGTAGCACAAGCAGGTGTATTACCAATATGTGATAATGGATTTGCATTTATTGATGAGTTTGATAAAATGAATAAAGAAGATAGAAGCTCAATGCATGAAGCTATGGAACAGCAAACTGTAAGTATTGCTAAAGCAGGGATTCAAATGACATTACCAACAAGAACTTCTATTTTGGCAGCAGCCAATCCAAAATATGGTATGTATGATAGTGATGTTACGTTGAGAGATAATATAGATATTCCAGCACCATTACTTAGTAGATTTGATATGATTTGGTTGATAAAGGATAGGGTTCATGTAACAGAAGATATGGAGAAAGCAAACCATATTTTAAATTCGTTTACACAAAAAGATATTTCTACTTATTTTGATAGTGAGCATTTAATGTCATATTTGAATTATGCAAGAAAACTAAAACCTGTTTTACTTGAAGAGTCAAGGTCGAAACTTTTAAACATATATGAAAAAATGAGAAGTGCTTCTGCTCAATCAGAAATGCCAGTTGGTACAAGACAACTTGAAGCATTAGTTAGACTTTCTATGGCTTATGCAAAACTTAATTTACGTGAAGAAGTTAGAATCTCTGATATAGAAAATATTGAGAGTCTTATTAAAATTATGTATGAAGCATTTGGTCAATCATTAGATACTGGCTCATTACAACAACAAATTTTCTTTGATAAGAAAAATACCAAACAACATGATGCTTTACAAATATGGAATACTTGTAAAGATGAAGAAGGTAATGTGAGATTATTAAAGTTCCAAAAAGCGTTAGTAGAAGCAGGTTTACAAGAAGATGAAGCAAAACGTTTAATAGATGGATGGGAGAAGAATAATGTAGTGAAGTTGAATAAAGATGGAAGCTATAAACGTATATGATGATGAAATGAAAAAAAAGAAAGAAGAAACAACAACCGTAGGTGAAGAGTTAGTTATAGATGATCTTCCTTCTGGAGATCTCAATGATGCAGAGCCTGAGTTAGATTTATCTGTGTCACAATTAGACGGTGTTGGTGCTGTTACTCAAAAGAAATTAGAAACATTTGGAGTAACTAATTTAATAGATATTTGTGTTAGAGGTTCAAGAGAAGTATCTGAAATAACAAGTGTTAGTAAAGCAACTTGTGATACTTGGGTATTTAAAGCACAAAAACTATTAGAAGATAATAATTTAATTAGAAAATCAGATATGGGAGTTATGGACTTAATGGATTACCATGAAAATCTTCCAACCATACCAACTAAGTGTTCTGAAGTTGATAATTTAATGGGTGGTGGTGTAAGACCTGAAGCAACATATGAAATATATGGAGAGTTTGGTGCTGGTAAAACACAATTTTGTAACTCACTAACTTGTGAAACGATTACAAATGGAGGTAATGTTGTTTGGATAGATTGTGAAGACACATTTAAACCTAGAAGGATAGTTGAAATACTTATGGCAAGAAATGAAATAGAAGAAGATGAAGCCAAAGAATTACTTAATAAGATAACATATCTTTATACTCCAAATACTGAACAATTACTTGGAACTATAAATGGGTTATCACCTTTAATGCTTGAAAAGAAACCAACATTAGTTGTACTTGATGGTGCAATAGGTCAATTTAGAGAAGAATATCTTGGTAGAGGGACACTTGCTGAAAGACAAATGCAGATAGCAAGGTTAATGACACATATTAAGAATATATCATTTTATTTTAGATGCCCTGTAGTATTTACAAACCAAGTTCAATCAGATCCTAGTATGATGTTTGGTGATCCAATAAAACCTATTGGAGGTAATGTGGTAGCTCATGCTTCTACATATAGAATATACTTTAAGAAATCAGGTAAGAAAAGACTTGCTCGTATGGTAGATAGCCCTGAACACGCACAAGCTGATGCAGAATATATCTTGACCGAAAAAGGTCTTGTTGACCCTGAATGAGTAAGAGAGATATTGTTAATAAATTAAAGCGTGAAGTAGCATCTATGCCACAATTTGACTTAAAATGTGCTGTTTGTCATAGAAAATTTGGTAAGTATTTTGTATTTCATCATAAAAAATACTTAACAGGTGATAAGATTTATTCTGATTTTAAAGATACATATGCTTATAATGAATATGTTCTTCCAATAATCAAAAAAGACCCAAACAGATTTGCCCTACTTTGTAAAAAACATCATAAAGTCGTTGAAATGTTGAAAATGTTTAAAAAAGAAAACTACGAAAGGCTTATTAGAGTCACAAATGAAAGTAGAAGTGATGGGAGATTCTGAACTTAAAAAAATAGATAATATTGATGATAGATTTATAGGTCAGGGTGAACGTGCAGCCCTATCTATTTTAAAGACAGTTTTTGGTGAAGAGTGTGAGTATAAAATACAATATTTATTTGCAAAATTAATGAAAGGTGATTTTCTTGATACTTTATCAGAAAGACAAAAGAAAGAAACACTTGATATTGTTGTTTTTAGACCTGTAAAACCAACAATAGTGTTCAGAATACAAGATAAACACCATGATAGTATATTGAAAACCTCACAAGATGTAGTTCAACGCCAAATGTTAGAGTGGAATGGTTGTCAGGTTGTAGATTTACCTCATCAAGAGTGCCCAACTCTTTGGAAAGATATAGTTAATGAAGACTCAATGGAAGAAGTTATGTTCTTTCTTAGAAAACATGATTTAATTAAATAAGATCAAATCTTGCCCATTGTAAACAATAGATAACACGTTCTTCCATATGCTCGTCCATACCATCTGTTTCACCATTTTCATTGAAACAATGATGGTAAGTTTCATGATCTATAGTCTTATATAAATCATCTAATGATTCATGCATAGCAAGATATATCATAGCTCTTTTTGTTTCAGCATAATAGATTCCCCTATTATCGCTTTGACTACATTTAAGTTCCATTTTCAAGTCAGGCATACCTAACTTTAGAAAGACTTATTATTAAGATTGATGGTATTTTAATATGCTTGAGTTCGTGGGTAATTTCTTCAAATGGTATGATAGGCACCTAACAGAGTCATTGGCTCTAAGTGCATTCATTCTTTATTTACAGATACCTCACACAATAAGTGCTGCCGAGTGCTTTTTTGATGGTAATGTGGGGTTATTTGGAATACACCCAATAACAGATTTCTTATTATACGGAATTGATTTATTAGAACTAATTCCAATAATAGGTGTGACGTTAGCAATAATAGCAAGGGTGAAACAAAATAGACTTTCCAACTAAAAAATATAAAATCATATATGCAGATCCTCCGTGGAGCTACAAAGATAAACGAGATAAACACCCAAGATTATGTGGGGGTGCAACCGTTCATTACAACACAATGTCAATAGAAGATATAAAAAACTTACCTGTTAATGATGTAGCAGATGATGATTGTATGTTATTTCTTTGGACAACATTTCCTAATTTGCAAGAAGGTTTAGATGTAATAAAAGCATGGGGGTTTAAATATAAGACTTTAGGCTTTTCGTGGATAAAACTCAATAAAAAAAATAAAAAACCATTCTTTGGTATAGGTCATTATACAAAATCAAATTGTGAGTGTTGTTTAATTGGAGTAAAAGGAAAACCACCAATAGAGAGTAATTCAGTATCAAGTGTTTTAATGGAACCGAGAGCTGAACATTCAAAAAAACCTGATATTGTGAGAGATAAAATAATAGAACTTTGTGGTGATTTACCACGCCTAGAAATGTTTGCAAGGAACGAAACGTATAAATGGGACGTATGGGGGAATGAGGTATGAGTGGAAGTAGTAAAAAAACAAGCGAAGTGTGTGAACAATGTGGGTTTCTTATGGAAGAATTACAACCATGTCATTTAAGATGTCCAAATTGTGGGGCTCATATGGATTGTTCTGATAAAGGAAGTGTATGGTAGTGTCGCAAAGTAAAGTAAATTCTGCCATTGAGACAATTATTAGTGTTAGTGTGGGATATATTATATCATTATTGCTTAATCTATATTTCTTACCATTTTTTGTTGAAGATATATCAAATCAAATATTCACAACTGCCATAATAATTGGATTGGTTTATACAGGTGTTTCATTAATTAGATCATATTGTTTTAGGCGTTTCTTTGAAAAACGTGCAGAAAGATATAATAAGAACCCACATCTTAAACATTAGTATGAATATTGAGTTTACAACAGATAAAATAGACAAAAAATTATATGAACAATTAATTTTATTTTATATTTATGAACATTATAACTATAAAGATCATAAAAGACTTTTAAAACAAGATAAATGGGAAATAGTTATAAAAAAAACAAGTGATTATGATGTTTCATTTTATAGTAATGACCCAAGAGCAGAAGAATTAGATTTTTCCATACCACATGGAGTAACAATGAAAGAAAAAATTATTTGTTATATAGAAGATAATAAAAATTCATTATACACAATGCAAAATATGAATGTTATTTGCCATGAGTTAGCACATATGATTTTAATGGTTTATTATCCAGATAAGATTGTTAAAATGAGACATAATGATTTTCATGGTAAAGCAGGTGACTCTAGAAAATTTTTTAGTTCAGAAGTACATGATAGAGTGACAGAGGGTAAAACAAAAATATTTAGAAGAAAGATATCTAGGTTTAAAACAATGCCTTTTATTGGTGTTGATATAACCGATATAACAAATAATAGAAAAGAGTTTACTATTAAGTAAACTTCAATTTCATTACGGAGGTGTTTTTGCTTTGAGAAAGCATTTTAGGTTTTGTTCTAACCAAACCATGACAACAACTGCATCTTAGTCTTCCATGAGTTTTCTTTTCCTTGAAAAGAAATCTATATGGTATAAACTTTGCACAGTCTTGGCAATAGTGATTCTTTTCCAAATAAGATTTTCTCTTAAATGTATTACATACGTTTTTACACATGATTATAATTTACTTGTAACTAATATAAGTGTTACTTATAATTCTCTTCTAACATTTCTTGAAGCACACTTCCACCAAGTAAAGCTTCTTCGGACAATTCTTCAAAAAGATCTGAGATATCTTGATCTGATAACTTTCTACATCTAGTTTCTCTTATAGCTTTTAAGTCACTTTCCATATCAGGTCTTTCCTTAGAAAAAAATCTGGAGGGAGAGGAACCAGTATCAACTATAAACTTTTCCATCATTAATCTCATTGTTGAGATTGTAGAAAAGTGTTGTATGAATCGTTCTCTCTCCGTTAAGGTCATACAGGGTTCACCTTTGTAAATTCAAGTGAAGATAGATCTTTCTGAAGCTGTTCATCTGTTTTTCCATTCCAATATTCGTATGGATATTTACAGTTAGAACAACCACAGTCGTCTATCTCTTGTTGTGTGAACTCTCTCATATCAGCAGGTTTCGGATCTTCTTCGGTGCCAGCAGGTATGTGCTTTGGCATCCATAATTCCTTCTCCAACTGCATGATCCTTTTGATCATTTTGTCTCTTATACTCTTTTGATTCATTTACTTTTACCTCTAATGTAATGCATTTGATACAACTTGTTTGAATTGTTTTATAACCTTTTCGGCTGCATAGTCGAATGAATTAACAAATACTACGTGTTTAGACCCAAATAGTTTCTTCATTCTTGTTTCTGCATTTGCGTTGTTTAATATTCCAACACATATTACATTTGGTGTAACTGCCAACAATCTTTGAAGTTCCTTTTTACATCTTCTATAGTATATATCTCTTGCAACTCTACGACCATTTGAAAAGTAGTTTGGACTA